CCCACATAGGGTACAGCATCTTCATCTGGTCCAGGACGATCTGCACATCCGCGATCTCTTCCGCCACATCCTCCATGAGAAGCCACTGGCCCGGTTCACGGAACTTCTGCGCCCTCCGCAGTTTCAGCAGTGCTTTGGACAGCTCCGCCATCTCCTCCAGCATCATGTCCACCTGGGCGCGCTCTCCGTAGTGTTCCAGCGCATCCAGCAGAATTTCCCTGCCGGCTTCTCCCATGGCCGGGGCTTCAACGGCAATCTGGATGCACGCGCTCAAAGTCTCCATATCTGACCGGAATGCAAGACAAGAGCCCAGGTTCCTCAGCTTCCGAGCCCTCTCCGCTTGCCGCTTCGCTTCCCGGTATTTCTCCAGGAGCGGCCGCGCCACGTCAACCCTCCGAATCAGCTCGTCCATATCTTTTTCCTCCTGCCTCTAAAGCTCCATAGTATCGAATCTTCTCAAATCAAAATCCATCCCAAACCTGCATCCCGCAATATTCAAAGCACTCAGCATCGTTGCAATCCTCGTCGGTCAGATCCATGAGCCGCTTTCGACTTCTCGATATGAACAAGTCGGAATCCATAGGCGGCTTCGGATTTTTGTCCCGCAGCAGTTCATCGACGCCCACAACCTGGGCGTATTGCTCCGGCTCATTCTCCCGCAGGAATTTGAAGAAGTAATTCTTGTGGAACGGGCAGAACGAGCAGGCCGAAGCCTTGGTCTCCAAGCCCCATACATCCTTGATGTAGGCAAAGTTATCCGCCCGGGTCAGACCCATCTCCACCAAGGGGAAACTTGTTGACGAACATGGGGTTGGGGTTCTCTTTGCACCGGCGGGCCTCCTCCGCGCTAAAGCCCATGTGCATCTCGTGGGCCTTCTTGTCCTCGTCCCGGAGTCTCTGCCCCTTCTTGTAACCAAGTAGCTCCCACCGGACGTACTTGGAGATCAGCTCTACCTTGTAGTCGATGGTGCAGTTGCGAGGCATCTTGCTTTTGTGGCCGTCCTCCTTGATGGTCCACCACGGGATGCTGATCGTCCGCCTTTCCCCGAAATTCTCCATAAAGTCGGTGTAGAGCGGAGAATCCAGAATCACAAGTGGCACCCCGCAAGAATGACCGGCGTTTGCCAGGAATTCGACCTGCTTTTTCACCCAAGGCGGCTCGAATCCCAAATCGCAGAATATGGATATGTCGTAAATCGGCACCTGGGGCCATACAGGCGGTTCTCCCCGTATCTTTGCCAGGGCGTTTTCGCAGCTCATCAGATGCAGGGCCGATGACTGCATCCCGGCGCCGCATGATAAGATCTTCACACCTCAATCCCTACCCCTCCGCTGGCTGCTGGAGCCATCGTTTGATGCAGGCCAGCAGACGATCTTCCGTGCAGGGGCGTGGGTATCCCTTACTGCTGACGCATCCACCCTTCATGTCACACCACCGAGTGGAAATATCCTCAAACTTTCCCGCCTCCATTTCTGCCCGCCAGCGGCGCAGAATCTCTTGCGCCAGTCTGTCATCGTCCATGGCCCGGATTTTACCCCCATTGGTGATGGTTGATGTCTCTCCCGGGCCACCAGCCAGCTTGCGGAGACAGTCAATGGAGCCGAGCTCCTTGTAGGCATTAAGCTCATGCAGCGCACAGGCGATTTTTGCCATATCCACGGCAGAGAGGATTTCCTCCGGCTCCAGCCCCGTGTCCTCGTAGGCTGCGAGGCGCTTTGCTGCTTCACCGCTTGGCCCATGATATGACCAGCAACCATATTCCTCGTTCCAGTAAGTCAACCGTTCCATGGTCACCCCTCCCCAGGGCCGAGGGACAACCGGCCTCTCTGATATAGCTGATATAGCGTTTGACCGCTACTGTCAGTCAGATAGGGCAGAAATACCTCTTCCATTTGCACTTGCCCGGCTTCAATAATCGCCATCTGCGCCATGACCCAGTCCCGGACGTTGCGCCATGCGGTGCGCTCGGCTTGACCTGGCTTGGCTTTCACCTTCTGCTGGGTAAATACTGTCCGTACCCCGTCAATATTGGCAGGGAGGCAGAAGCCACGAGGCCCGGCCGGAGTTTCGATGGCAAACATGATGCCGGTGGGCTGGCCGGCGGCATTATAGTCCACCATGACCTTTCTGGCGCCATGGCCGGCGAGCGCCCCTTGAATTTCTCCTAAACTCTTATAGACCTCTACCTCGGTCGTGTAGTTCTTAATCGCCATGACGCTCCTCCTCTCCCTCCGGCGGGCGGCGGTGGGCGAGCCACCCCAGCACATGCAGCCCGTAGCGTCCCGCAGGGTCATCGTGTTTCAACCCGTAAAAATCTTGGTCACGGTCTGCCAGATAATCCTCCGCATCTGCTGATAGCTCCCAGTGCCCCCAGTCAGGTTGCTCCACAATCCACACCGGCTCCCCGTCCATCTCCCGCAGCTCCTCCAGCGTCAGCGGCTCGTTCGGCGGGGACAGGGCGGAGATTGCTTCTTCGGCTGTATCAAATAGCATCCCGCCCATTGTGCTTTCTGCGCCATCAGTGCATAGTGGGCAGTCTCCCCATCCTTCGTGATGTAAGGCATACGACAGTCCGCTCCATGGAGCGTTTTCATATTCGCATCCCATCAGTCCGTGATAATTGCCTTCATCATCATGGACGCCTACAAACACTGCTTTCTTCTCGCAAATCGGGCACTCCATTTTCCTGTCCATCCTCACCCCTCCTTCCGGCTCCCTTTCTCCGAAATTGTTCCGCCGCCGGACATGTGGCAAAATGGCTCACATGCCCCACGCCGTCAGGCTCAAATGCGGCCAGTCCGCCGATGTCCGCAGACAGCACCGTCCCGTTCCCGGTTATGATCTTACCCGCCGCGCCCTCCCGGGCCTTGTACAGCACCGGCTCCGCATCGCAGGGCATGGATTTCCCGGCCGCCGTTCTGATCCACACAATGGGCGCCCCGCAGCCCCTGCACGTTGACTTCTTCATATTGCCTCCCACATTTCCGTGTCCGCCCGGCCGCCCCTTCGGCCCTGTTGGTCCCTGGTACCTCCGCATGGCCTGGAACTCGTCCAGGACCACGGGGCATCTGGTCAGTGTGCAGAATCCCTGCTCACCGGCATAGCCGCAAGCAATGTTGAGGGAACCGCAAAAACGGAGATGTTCCATTTATGTGATGCCTCCCATATCCGGCCGCGGCAGCGGCTGATAATGTGTCCCGAACCGTGGCAGCTCTGGTGCTGCCCAAACACACCACAGTACGTCCATCAGCGGTGCGCCTCTGCCTCTGGTTTTGAATAGAAAGTCCGGCCGCCATGTCAGGGGAAGCACCCACGCCGGCGGATCTTCCTGAAACAATTCCAGCCGCTTTCTTGCGTGCCAAAACTGGCTTTTCAGCAGCAGGGCGAACGGCTTCCCAATGTACTGGCACCTTCGGATAAACACTTCTGATAGGGAGAACGGCGGGTTGGTGATGATCCAGTCGCAGGAAACAGGGGATACCGTCAGAAAGTCCTGGCCCATGGAAATGTCTGTTCCGGTCACCTGATACCCCCAGACTTCCATCTCATGCACCATATCTCCGTTCCCGCAGGCCGGCTCCCAAATCCTGGTATTGCCTGGCAGTCGAAGAAAATCCAGCAGTGCGTATGTAACCTCTGGCGGCGTCGGATATAGGTCTCCTTTTGCGCGTCCATAGGCGCTGTTCCCACCGGAAATCCGGCTGGCCTCTGTTCCATTCATGGTCTACACCTCCCGCACATCAATACCCAGCCGCTCGCGCATCAGCTTCCGCTTGATGGCGTATACCCTGGTTTTGGTAGCTTCGCTCTTTACATCCTCTACCACCCGCAGCCAGTGGACCTCTCCACAGCAGTCCGGCTCCGTGGCCCGCTCGTAGGAAAAGTCTGCCCTGTACCGGATGGCCCGGACCCGCACGCCCTCCAGGGTGGTGTATGCCTCCTGCAGGGTGAACTCCGGCTGGAGCTTCAAATTCCGGATGTTTCCCGCTGCCAGCAGCAGCGCCAGCTCGTCATACCGCCGCGCCTCCTTCTGGCTGTCAAATTCCAGAATGTTTCCCGCCGCCGTGATCCGGGCGGCCTTCCGGTTGTGGTACTTGGACGCCGCCCGCCGCGGCATCTCTTCTTCATCGTCAGGCAGGGCAGGGGAGGGGGGCCGGCTCCTGCCGTTGTTCCTCCGCTGCCGCGCCATGATCTGGTTCGCCGCCTGAGCCTGCGCCCAGGGCGGAAGGTCCTCGATTCTCATACACGCACCTTATTCCCTTGTCCGCTCAAAGCGGATCTTCATCTGCGCCGGGTACAAGTCCACTTCTGGACGCCGGCGCCCGGTCCAACGCAGGCCGCCAGCCTGTCCCACGCATTTCCATCCAGCCGCCCGCAGGCTTGCGCCGCTCTCGCTCTCCAGAATGTAGGTCACCAGGCGCTTATACCCCATTGCCCGTGCCGCCCGCCACGCTGCTGCGTAAAGCATGGAACATGTGTTCCTGCTCCCATCCGTGCAAAGCCTGTTTACCTCCAGTGTCCATCCATCATCCAGGTGGCGTGACACCGGGCGCCCCACAATGGCCACACCCACGATTTTCTCCCCATCCGAAATCCCTATGGAGAATTTATGCCCGGCCACCGGGCCGTGATGGCGGTGGTTTTGCTCCACAAAGGCGTTGGCTTCTCGCAATGTCATAGGGACGATTTCCAGCATTGTCCACTCCTTCTCATATCGCCGCCGTCTTCCGCGCCACAATCTGCACCGAGCGCGGCCATGGCGGCAGCTTCTCCCGCTTCCGCCAGGCGAGAACGCTATTGACATCACATCCCATCGCGGTCGCGATCTTTGAATCGCTCCACTTCTGGTCGTAAAGCGTTTTAGCCTTCTCCCAGTCGTACCGGGTCCGCCGGCGGCTTGGGTTGATGGCGATGGCGGGCCCTTTCGGCTTCGCACGCTTTGCGGCCTCCGGCGGCTGCTCCGGCTCAAAATGCCTGCACCGCTCCGGCGGGACGGCCCGCCTCGTATGGCCCGTGATCCCCGCATAGTCACAGGTGTAGTCCGAAAACTTTGCTGCCCGGTATCTGCACTCCGGGCACCTGATTTTTCCCATTGCCTATACTCCGATCAAATCTCTCAATCTGGACAACGGGCAGTCCTCGCAAATATCCAACAGTTCATCCCTGGTCTTTCCGTTGGCGGCGCTGGTGTATCTGCAGTAGTTGCCGCATAGCTCCTCAAGCAGTTCTTCCGTCTGGTGCTCAATAGGACCCAGCTTGTCCACCAATTCCTGCTTCTTGGACATGGAAAACCACCCGGATCGCTCACCCTTCCTGGTCAAAAAGGCTTTCGCCGTCTGCTGCTCCAGCCACCACTTAATCCGATCCAGATTTTTGTGTGGGCAGCCATCGCAGTTTTCCAGGGCGCAGCCCGCGCAGAAGGCCCGCTCGAATGCTATATCCCACGGTGCGTCCGCAGTTGGGATAGAGGCCAGCACAGCAGCCAGGGCGTCCGGAGATTCTGTAATCCTCTCAAATCTGCTTTCCATCTCATACCTCCCGATCCACGAGGCCGTCCGCGTTTCCCGGCATTTTCAGCAGGAGGGCGAAGTGGATGCTCTCGCCATTCCTCTGCATCCACTCCATTACGCTGCCGATATCAGGCAGATAGATCATGCCCACAGGCCCGTCCTCGCTGCGCTGATATGACACGTCGAAGTAGTATTCCTGATTCTCCATTTCCACATCATTCCTCCGGCGTCAGAAGGGGCTCGTCCTGGTCCGCGTTGAACAGGTTCAGGTTCACCACGGGATCGTCGGCCTCCACCTGATTCTCCCAGTCCATCCCTGCTATGTAGAGGATCTTTTCCTCGTTCTCCCGGGAGAACCGCCCCGGCGCCAGAAATACCATCTCGTCTCCCCATAAGAACATAGCCATGTTGCCATGCGGCGTAATCCGGCACTCCGGCGATACTTCCTTGAAGTCGATCAGCTTCAGCAGCTCCGTGTCGAAGGCATAGACCGCGCCGGTTGTTGTCTGGTACAACTGCCAGCGGTCCCGGAAAATCACGGGGATCTTCACCATGACGGACGATCCGTCCCGCAGCTCTTCAAGCTGGCTCTCCCGTATGTCGGCCACATCTTCCAGCATGGTCTGATTCGGCTGGCTCTTCTGGACGCTCACCGGCTCCATCGGCATATACCCCACGTCCTTGACGATCTGGACAGCCGCCTCTTTCGGCAGGTCCTCCGTCAGGCAGCGCACCGCCCAGGTGGCGCCGTTCAGGATGATCTCGTTCCGCCGCCAGGACCTGGCGACGGTCTCCACCTGCCGCCGGACTGGGATCACGGAATATCCGCCGCCCTTGTAGGCGGCCGAAAGCACCTTGCAAAGTCCCTTTTCATGAATCATGTCGTCCTCCTGCTTTTCCGCTTCTGCTCCGGCGCCGGCCCCAGGTCGGAGACCTCGCAGTCTCTGGCGACCTCTGTCCACCGGTCTCCCCATTCACGCGCCGCCGCCGCGATGGCCCGCAGCCGGTCCACCGCCTGTACCTGTACGGCGGGGCGCTCCGGGTGCTGCACCTCAAACAGACGAGCTTCCTTATCACTCATACCTCTGCCTCCGGCACGATCAGCACCACCGGCTGGAGTTCCTGCTCCGCCTCTTTTGTCGCAACAATCACCGGCTCTGTGGCCGCCAGTGCGGCGAACAGGGCTGCCGCCGCGAGGACGGCAAGCACGGCGGCGAAAATACTTTTCCGGGTCTCTCTCTTCCGCCGCTCCAGGCGCTCCATGCGGGTCTCCTGTCGCTCGATCCGGATCGTGAAAAACTGCTGCTCCATATCACTGGTCCTCCGATTCTCTGTTTTTTTCCTGGATTGTCGGCATGGTCAGCACAACAGCAAGGACTGACAAGACCTCCACAACCGACAGGTTCAGTGTTTCTGCGTAATCCCGTATCAGGACGGCCATCCCGTTCAACAGTGCCGACGCGCTGGATGCCTTAAAATGCCGCTGATACCGGTTTTCCCCGGCCCGTTTTTCCAGTTTGATGATGCAATCAGATTGCAGCCCGATTTGATATGCCCGGCTGTTCGCTTCCTCCACGGAGATGGGCTTTCGCTCCGTCTTCCCGGTTTCATCAGGTCTCTGCTTCTGCTCCATGGTGCTCCTCCTTGTCCCGCCGCCAGCGGCCGCGGTTTCTAAGCCGCCGCTGATACTCTGCCTGCCCCCGTGCCGGGTCATAGGCCGGCCGGCTTAACTCGTTCAGCGTCCCGGTGTATCCGCGCTTCAATTCCTTGTACACGGTATCCGGGCACACGCCCAGTTTTACGGCGATCACGGCAGCCCGCTCTCCGGCCGCCCACATTTCCGCAAGGACCTTTCGGTCCTCCATGGTCAGGGTTTTTCTCTGTACCGTAGCCTCCATTTCGTTCACCTCGTTCCGCCTCCGGCATAAAAAATATGCAGAAGAAAGTCGTCTGACTTCTTCTGCACTTAATCTACTATCTTGCCTTTGAAAAGTCAATAGATAAGTGCGAAAAAATCAGAAAAATTTTTATTCACAGTTTCTGAATATCTATCGACAGGGCCCTTGCGTGTTCCGCAATGGCCCTGTTTGCGCTCTTCCACCCCAGCTTCTCCCGCGGGTAGTCATTCATCCAGGCCTCGATCTCTTTCACCTTCTGCCGGGTCAGGCTCGAGAAGTCCGTTCCTTTCGGCAGGAAGCGCCGGATAATCCGGTTGGCTGCCTCGTTGCTGCCGCGCTCGTAGGCAGAGTACGGGTGGCAGTAGTAGACATGGGTGCGGGCGCCGCTTCTCCGGCAGGAGGATTCCATGCCGGCGCAGTCCGCGAACTCCACACCGTTGTCGATGGTGATAGACCGGAACATCTCCCGAAACGCGGCGGAGCCCAGCTTCCGCTCCATCCGGTTCAGCGCGGCCACCACGCTGGCGCTGGTTCCGTCCTTCATCAGCTCGATGATCTCCCAGCGGGTCAGTCGCTCTGTCAGAACAAGCAGCCGCTTCTTGGACCGCCTGGCGGAGACCACAGTGTCCATCTCCCAATGCCCGAACGTCTTCCGGCTGTTGATCTCTTCGGAGCGATCCTCGATCCCGTCCCCTTTCGGCAGCCGAGCCTCCTGCACCTTCCTGTATGGATGCTTCTTTTTCTTCCCCGTGGGCAGGCTTTTGTTGGTGATGGTGGCGAACACGCCCTTGTCAATGTAGCTGTAAAGCGTCCATTCGCTGATCTCCACAGAGAAGATCCGGCCTTCTTCCTTGATCTTGGCTAGTGCCGCCGCCGGGGAATAGTGCTCCTTCCCGATCTTCTCTTCCAGATAGGAGGCCAGGGCATGGTCATTTCCGATTTTTAAGTCCGGCCCCTTGGCCTGCAGGTTCTCCCGGTATTTCCGCTCCGCGGTCTCCGGGCAGTATTTTTGCACATACTCCCACTCACTGGTCATTTGCCACGTCTGCCCCCGCTTGATCTCCCGGTAGATGGTGGAGGTGTGCACGTGGAGCGCATCGGCGATCTCCTTCGGCTTGCGCCGTTCATCCAGCATCCGCCTGATTTTCAGCCGGTTTTTCCAGGTCAAGTGACTATACTGCCGCTCCATAGCACGTCCGCCTCCTTGTCAGTTTAATTTAATAATCCATAAAAAGCCGGAATTTGTCAATCCCTTCCAAGTCATAAAAAAACGCTCCCATAGGCTATAAGCCTATGGGAGAAATTTTTTCGTTCAGATCATATCGCCTCACAAAGGCCAGTCAGCGGAGACGCCCAACACACTGGACAGCGCCCAAAGCTCATAATCCTGTACCATCCGCTCCCCGAGCTCGATCCGGCTGATGGCGTCCTGCTCCAGGACCACACCTTCGGTCTGAACCTTCGCCGCCAGCGCCGCTTGAGAGAGGCGCATGGACAGCCGCTTCATGCGTACCCGCTCGCCTGAGATATTCCGCCGCCCTTCATAATCGTTTGCCTTCACGCCGTTCCCTCACTTTTTATGGGAATCTTCAGTATCTCAGTTGACTTTACCATTATTTGGCGATATAGTCATGGTAATATCCCATAACAGATTGAAAAAGAGGGAAATAGTCTGTGAAAAGAAAGAAGGCATGGATAATCTGTCTCGCCGTGGTAGTCCTTCTTGTATGCGGTCTTGGCTTTGGAGCGGTCAAGTATAGGTCGGATGTCTCCGCTGCTTGGCAGGAGGGGTATGATCTGGGCTACCGTGACGGCAATAGTTCCGGGTATAACCGCGGCTACGATGCAGGCACTTCCGAGAATCGTCGTATCCAGGACCCGGTGTACATTACATCCTCCGGAACGAGATATCACAAATCATGGTGTCCTTATTTGGAAAATTCAAAAATACCACTATCCCGCGATGAAGCAGAGGAGGATGGTTATTCTCCCTGTTCGCGCTGTAATCCATGAAAGGAGACTGCAATGAATTTGTTGGATGTCATTAGCACTTTCGGCATGTGTAGCATTTTCTTCGCAATAGGGTGCTATCTAAAGGAACTTTGCATATATTTAGGGGACAGGAATAAGTTTGAATTTCTTCAGAAGGCTCTGGCGTTTATTTCTGTTGTTTTAATATATTTTTTCTCCATCCCTGCTATTATCGTATTCTATCCACTTCACATACTCGCCCAAAAGGGACTAGAAAAATCTATTCGTGAGGACGAACGGGAACGCGCCGAGAGACTCTTTCAGGCAGACACAAACTATGCAGTTAGAACCGCGGTCGAGGAGGAACATACCCGACTTGTTGAGATCTACGAAGAGGAAATGCAGCAGCGCATTGATAAGGTCGAAGAGAAATTGCAAGAGCGTTTCACTGAAAAATGTCTTTCCTGCCCTTATAGAAATGACAAATCCCCCGGGGAATGATCCCCGGGGGATTTTTTCATCAATCCTCGTCCTCTGCGTGCTGCTGGTCATAGATTTCCCGACCAACCTTCCGGTCAAAGGGATTGCTCTTCCAGTTCCACCCTTTGTTCTGGAGCTGCCACATGGCGGCCCGCTCCTGCCTGTCCAGTCCGTCCATGTTCCGGATCACAGCCTCCGCGATCTCCTGGGTCAGGCTTTTGGCCTCTGCTTCCTCGCGCTCCTGGGCAAAGCCTTCTTCCGCTTCCATCCACTCTCCGCCGGAGATACCGTACTCCTCTGCCACAGAGAGTTTTTCTTCCAGGCTGTCGCTGCCGGTGCTCCGGAAGATTTCCGCCTTCTGCCCATCGGTCAGGCTGGACCCGCTCAGGATGTCCACTGTGCTCCGTTTGTTTTCCTCCTTCCTCGCCTCGTCCTTCATTTCCATCAAGACACGGGTTACTTCTCCCATGTCCGCATTCTGTCCTGCCATGGCATCCATAAGCGCCATTTCATCGTCGGACGCCATCATGGCGTAATACACCACGCTCTTTCCGTCTCCGGAGATATCGGCCGACCGCAGTGTCTTCCGCTGTTCTGCCGCCTTCAGTCCCTGGAGCTCTTGCACCAGCGAATATGCCTCCTCACCCGGCACCCCAACATCCACCATTCCCTTGTAGGCGGCGGTCTGCTTCGCGCTCAGGGTGCCGAATCCGCTCTCGACCCATTCCCGCCCTGTTGGAAGGGAGGTCCTCCCAAAAACGGCGGCACGCAGGCCGTTCGCAACCGCCTCCCAGAAGGTGTCATTGTAGACGGGGTATTGCAGCTGCTCTTCGCCCTCCGCGTCCAGGGTGTACACGCCGCCCCGGCGCACAGCATCGATAGCCTCGAACACCCGCTTGATCTGTCCGCCGCCGAACGGCAGGGCCAGGTATGCCGCGGGCTTTGCCAGCTCGTCCGCCGCCTCCTTCAGGCGTTTCTCCGGCGCCCACTCGTTGTCCATGGCCGCCCGGCGCAGTGTCCCAAAATCGGGGATAGCGCTTCCAATGGGGAGGCGCCCGCCGCCCAGCAGGCCGCCGATGAAGGGCAGTTCCTCCGCCAATGCGGTCCCAAGATTCCCTGCGGTCTCGTACAGTCCCGCCTCCTCCACCTGCCAGGACGGCGCATCGCCGATCACGGCGCCCACGCCCAGTTCCACCAGATTGGGCACCTCCCAGCCAGTCAGGTCTCCCACGGTGTCGTTCAGGATGCCGATGGGATCCAGCGCCGGCCGGCGTCCGATCAGGAACTCGTACACTTCGTCATAGAGCCAGGCGCCCAGCACGAATTTGAACAGCGCCGCCGCCAGGGCGCCGAGGCCCGCACGCCGCTTCTCCCGCGGGATGTCCTTAAAGACATAGCTCAACTGGTTGTTGACCTCCAGCTGGAACTGAGTGAAGAGCTTCGTCATGGGATTTCTCCGATTAAACAGTGTGGGCGTTGCGCCCTTGCTCCGATCCGCCATGACATTGGCCGCGAAGGCGTCCGCATCCGCCATGGCGGCGTCCTCGCTCATGCCGCGCTTCAGGTTCTGCCGGTATCTGGCCCGCACCAGACTGTCCGCGGTGAAGGTGTCGATATAGGACATGGGCCTGGACATAACCACGGATGCCTTCTGCCCCCACGTCTGCACCAGTGGATCACTGCCCCGCCGGTTTACGAGGAAGCTGCTCCGTTCTGCGATCCCGTCGCTCTCCTTGTAGGACCACAGTGTGTCCCACATCCCCCGCAGCAGCATTCCCCGGTCCAGCAGGGCGCCGCCCTGGGTCAACGGAATAAAGTTCGTCAGCCAGGAGGCTGGGTTGACAGCCACCATATTTGCCGCCACACGGCCCTCCAGCCACCGCGCCAAATTATAGAGCCTCGTTCTTCCGACGTTTCGTTCCATGTTCCGGTCCGAAAAGCTCTTCTTGTTCGCCAGCAGGTTTGTGTATTCATCCAATTCCACCACGAAATTGCTCAGAGCGAAGCGGCCCTTCTCCGTGATTTCCTCAATCGCCTTCCGTTTTTCCTCGTCGTTTTTGCCGGGGTCATCCCGCACCCGGTCGATCTGCCTGCGGATTCCCTCGTCTCCGGTTCGGTATCGGATTTCTGTCGCCAGTGTCCGAAGGCGCTGGATGTTGTCGGTCTGGTAGATCACATCCGCCACGCCCTCGATGTAACGGTCAAATCCCTCCACGGCGTCATAGGCCGTATTAAAGCCAAGCCGCTCCTGCGCATTCCCGAACCACTGAATGCCGGGCCGGAAGGCGTGCGTGAGCCCGTTGATAGTGGTGGGCAGGGCTGTAACCTCCGTGCTGATGCCCAGCGCCCGGCCGAATGTGGCCAGGATTCCGTCTCCATCCCCTGGCTGGAAATGCGGGAAGTACCCTTGGCGGTAGTTCACCGGCTCGTAGCCGTTGCGCACCCGGGCGTCATTCATCTGCTGGAACAATTCGTCGTAAATGGTGCGGAATGTCTGTACAGCGTTCCGGATCTTCCCCTGATCCAGATGGGGGCTGGTCTCCCACAGGTCCCGGATCACCGCCTGCCATTCCTCTAGGGTCTTTCCGTCCCGGACTTTCCGCCGGCCGCGGCTCTGCTGGATCATGCGGATGTTGTCCTCTGCTTCTCCCAGCAGCTGCACCGCATGGGCCTCGGATACCGTGTTTCCCTTTGCCACCTTGCGGGAGAGATGCATGCCCCGCACCTGGTCTCTGTATCGGTTCTTCAGACGGTTCGAGTCTGCCGCCGCCCGGTGGACCGGCTTGAAGTAGGTCTCAATGATCTGCTCCGCCAGCTGCCTGTCCGGCACAATATCCCGGATGTTCCGCTCCATGGTCTCCCGGGCGTACAGGATTCCGGATTTCTTGTCCTTCCAGGCGTTGGCTGTCTCCAGCAGATGCTCCGCCTGGGTCCGCATCTCCGCTTTCCGGCTCTGGTTCCACAGCCGCAGCAGGCCGGTGATCCGCTCGTATTCCCGCTTCGCCTGATAGACCTCCGTGATCCCCCGGACATTGTCCCTCTCCGGGTTCAGGTGCCGCGGCTCGATCTCACCCCGCAGCAGCCGCCCCACCTGCGCCTCGTCGCTGTCTGTCAGAAGGTTCCTGGCCTCCGCCTTTTCATAAGTCCGCCGGGCTTCCTTCAGGTCCGTCCACAGCGCGTTTACCTCCTCCAGCGTGGCGGGCGCCTGGTCGGCCGCCTCCGCCGGCTGTCTGGAAGCATCCGCGTACCGCTTCACATTCCGCAGTTCTCCCAGGAGGTCGGTCACGGCCGCCTCAAAATCGTGCTTGGCATACTGCCGGAAGTCCGCCGCCCGGTCTCCGTAATATTCATCCAGCGTCTGCTCCACAATCCGGAAGGACTTGGACACCTCCGCGATCCGCTCCAGCTGGTCCGGGATATTGTTCTCCCGATCCTCGTTGAAGAACTCCGGCCACCGGGCGGACAGCTCCTGGTAAACCTGGTCCACGTTGGTTTTCCCGCTCTTTGTGGAGATGTTCAGCCGCCCGAAGTTGCTCTTCCGGAAGTCGTTGAAATCCGGGATACCTGCTGCGTCCTCCTGGGAGACCTCCAGCTTCGTGTTCCGCAGGTAGTCCCGCAGCTCCTTGTACTCGTCGTAGTATTCCCGGGCCGCCACCACGCCCTGTTCGTATGCCTCGTCGAACAGGTTATCCATTGTTTCAGCGGGCACTCGTCCCTCCACCAGGTACGCTTCGGAGATATCGCGTACAATGGGGGCAAGGAACTCCCGCCGCGCCCACCTGGGAACGCTCAGGCTGTTGCCCATCTTTCTCAGCAGCTTCCGCTCCACGCTCTTTAGGTAGTTTTGCGCCCGCGGGGGCAAAGCAGCAACCGCGCTTTCCTCCCGGGACTGCTCCGTTTGATTGGCGGAATCGTCCGGTGCCGCCGCGGAGTCCTCGTCCATGCTGTACCGGATGTCCTCATCGTCCAGCGTGGGGAGAGAGAGGCCCGGGATCTCCGGCTCCGCGCCGCTCTCCATGGCGGCGTCCAGGTCCGCGATGTAGGCATCGTAGTCCTGGAACATATCTGCGAACTGCGCCCTGGCGTTTTCCGGGTCCGCCTTGTGATAGCCCCAGACAAGGGCATTCAGCTCATCGAATGCAATATCCTGTTCTCGCTGCGTCAGATCAAGTAAGCTCTCTCTTCCGGGGAAGCGTCGTCCTAGGATCATGTCCATGATCTCAGCAGACTGATTACTTGTGAAGTCGATATAATCTCCTGTGTTTTCCAGAAAATCACGGTACTGCGCCTGTCCTTGCTGTCTGGCAGCATGGACTGCCTCGTGGTAGCCCACTACGCCTGCCAGCTCCTCCGGCACGCTGTCGGAGATGTAGACGCTTCCGCCGCTGGTTAGGGCCCAGGCGTTGGGGTTTTTCTCTTTGATGGCGGCGTCCTCCACCACAAATGCGTCCGCTCCGTACCGGCCCGCATTTTCAACCGCAATTCCGGCCGCTATAGAAGGCTGGTCAATTACACGTCCTCTTGCCCAGGAAGCGGGGGCTGTACGCCCTCTTCCTTCATCCGTCTGGCTACTTGCCGCATTTCTTCTTTGAGCCGATCCAAGTCTTCCTGGGTTGGTTTCTTCTGCTTCCCGCCCCCGTACATCTTCTCCATAAATTCCTCGAAGGGTGGTGTCTTGGCCATTGTCTGCGCCTCCTTGCTGATCTGTCGTTCTGCCGCCATCATACGCCGCCGCCTGGGCGGTGTCAACAGCGAACCGCCAGCCATGGTCCTCCGTCCGCTCCAGGCCGGTTTCCTCCCGGATGGTGTCTGCGTCCACGCCCTGGAAGAACAGCCGGTCCGCCTCGTCCTGCGCAGCCGTTGACGGCTCCGCCGTCTTACGGATGCGGCGTGCCCCTTGCGGGTGCTGCTGGGCGTCGGTCGGCTCACTGATAGAGTATCGAATCCGGTTGTCATTCGGGGAGAAAGCACCGCTGTTTTCTGTTGCGTGTTTGATCTGGTTTGGGAACCACGCAATGAAATGTTTCTCTCCACTGGGGAAGTTCACCTGCACACCGTCATATCCAAGGACGTCCCGCACCGCCTGCCGGTACTCTGTGGGATGGTCCCGGAAAATGTCGGTTGCCAGGGTCCCCAGCGTCCAGTCATACTCCCTCGCCAGCCGGTTTATCATGGATCTCTTTGGGCCGCTCTCCCAGTAGTCGTCAAAGAAGTCTCCCAGGATGGAGTTTTCCGGGTCCATAATGTCCGGCATCTTCCCGATGATCTTTGCCGCCTGGCTGGCCGGCACCTCGATCTGGTACAGGTTCGGCGTATCTCTCGCTTCCACCACCAGGGGATTCCTGATATTCAGGTAGGCCGGGATCACGTTGGGGTTGTCCATTCCGCCCGGTTTGCTCTGATCGTTCAGGGTCCTGGTGGTGTACCCCTCCGCCGTCTCTCGGTCCGTTGTGAAGTAGAAGCCGCTCCCGTACTGATCGTTGCCCTGCCCCGTGAACTCTGGCAGAAATTCCTCGATGCTGGTCCCTGTCCCATGATACACAATCAGGGGGCGTCCCTGACCGTCCACCACCTGGCTGTGGTCCGCCCGGTCGCTGGTCCAGTCTCCAAACCAGTCCTTGAACGCCTGGCTGTCCACCGGTTCCGCCGCCTCTGCGGAAAAGCTGTTCCCGAAATTATCTGCAAACACCGTGTTTTCGTCCCCGGTGTTGGGCATGGTCTCCCGCCGCTGCTCCGGCGTCATCTGCCGTCGCTGCGCCGCATCTCTGGCCTCGATTTCTCCGGCGGTGTTGAAGTATGCGTCATACGGTGTACGCCGTGCGTCCATGCCCGCAGAGATGGCAGCATCCCGTTCTGCTCTGGCGGCGTAGTATTCGTTCAGAAGATCCTCCCATCCGCCCTCTCTGGCCGCCTCTTCAATCGTGTTCATCCGATCCAGGTATCTCTGCTGCCCTTCCTGGCTCTCCTCCTTCCAGTAGAGATCATCCCAGGCGTAGTAGGCCCTTGCGTTTTCTAGGTTGATGGTGTCGTTCGGCCACTCTTGACGGAAGCGGTCTTCAATCTCCCGCAGTCTCTCCCGTGTTTCCTGAATTCTTCCACGGTATTCAGGCCGGATGGCGGCCTCTCTCGGCGTTCGCCAGTATTCCGGGCTGCTCCCGCCGGCAAACCCCTCCGCGTTCTGGATGGCGTGCTGGATCTCGTGTACCAGCGTGTCCTCCGGAGAGGACCGCAGGGAGTTGTCCAGCGTGATGGTGTTGGTCTCCGTGTTGTACGTCCCGTATGTGCCGTCCGGCAGGTCCGCAAAGCGCAGGCCCGCCCGCCGCAGCTGGGGATAGTTCTGATAGAGCTCGTCATGGCGCACAAAGTCAGAGAGCCGCAGCGTCTGCTGTTCCTCCGCCCGGCCCGGGCCGTGCCCTTCTTCCAGGAGGGAGCGCAGCTCCGTCTGTTCCTCCTGGGTGATGGTCCCGTCAATGAACCTCCCCTCCAGCTCCCGGAACCTGGCATACTCCGCCCGGTCGCTCCGGTTCATGTCTCCCCAGCGGCTGTACTCCATGCCGGAATCGTCGATCTCGAACCGCCATTTGCCGTCCGCGCCTGTGTACCACCCGGTCTCCTGGAAGATGGTCTCCATGGCCACGCCCCGGCGCTCCATGTCCTGGGCCCGGTCCAATGCCTCCAGGTCCGCCCGCCTGGCATTCTCCCCGCCGAAGCTGTAGCGGTTCAGCATGGAGATGTCCTCCAGCCCCTCTTCTTCCATGATGGTGTCCAGGGCTTCGTCGAACTCTTCGTCACTGATCCTGCCTGCTGACAGGTCTTCCCGCAGGACGCGGATTTCCTGACGGATTTCTTCACGGCTCCGCTGTTTCTCTTCCTCCGCTGCCGAATCGGTCTGCTGCTTCGGCGCCGTCTCTTGTTCCCGCGCCTGCGGTTCAGTCTGCCGCTCCGTCTGCTGTCCGGCCGGTGCCGCCTGCGCAGCGGGGGCCGCCGTCTGCTGGGCACTCCGTCCTGCCTCCTGAGTGGTCCGTGTCTGCTCCAGCGCCCTTGCATAGGTATTCCTGGCGGTCGTGAGGAAGTCCCGCTCCCGGGCGCTGCTGTTTCCCAGCTTTGCAAGGAGCTGGTCGATCCAGTCCATGATCCGCTGAGCCAGAGTCGGTTTCTCTCTGGTCAGCTCCAGAATTTCCTGTTCACTGGTGAGCAGGTTATGCTCTACGTACTCTGCTACAATCTCCTGGTCAACTTCCTTCTGACTTCTTAGGAGTTTCCCATTCTGCGCATAGAACGCCTGTTTCTCCTGCCGAAGCCGCTCCAAATCCCCGCCGGTCTTCTGGATGCGGTCAAATACCAGGGAAGAGAGGTCTCGGTACGCGTCTGCCATCTCCACACTGTGAGTCAGCTCGTGGGAGATGATCTGCGCCACCGGATTTGCGCTCCGGCTGTTGACGTAGATGGTGTCCCCGTCGAAATACCCGTTGGCCCGGCCGGAGGGGTCCTGTCTTTGCGTGCCGTCATAGAAGCGAATCTCTCGGCCTGTGGCCCGGCTGATCTCCGCTGCCGCCCGGACATCCGCTTCCGCCACGCCGGCAGCGGCGGCGCTCTGTTCCAGCTCCGCCACATTGACCGCCGCCGGCTGTCTGGTTTCTTCGCCTCTATTGACAATTTCCGCGCCCGGTGCTATGGTAGAATCAGAATTGAGGGGACGCGTACCCTCAACCGGACGTGATTGAACTTCCGCCGCGGCAGGTGCTTTTCCTGTGTCAAGAGACGGAGATTCTTTCAGGTCCGCTGAATCCCTCTCCGGCGTTGTGGTAACTCCGTCTCGAACGGTAACTCCGCTCTTTGTGTCGCCGGAGGGGGATTCTTCTATTCTGATATAGTTCCCCTCAGAGTCGACGACCTCGGACAGATAAAATTTGTTGTCGGGCCGCTGGTCTACAACTGCCGCGACATAGGTTTGGGTCCCCGCAATCGTCACTGGAGCCGCAAAAACATAGCTTGCATATCCGCGCCCTTTCCAATTTGGATCAAATGCAATCTGGCGCCCCTCCTGAATGACCTCCGGAACCGCCGTGATGCTCACCATCTTCGCCCGGTTCAGCGGCCGGTGGTTGAGCATTCCGCCAACACCATACTCCCCAAGGCTCACCGCTCCAAAGCCGCTCCGGGTGACAGTGCCTCCGATCCGTTTGAAAAAGTCTCTGATCTGTTCCGATGGTTTCTTGGCGCGGTTGTTCATCTCGCGTCCAGTCAGTTCTGCCACCGGTTGCATATCCCTGATGGAATCAATGCTTCCAGCCAAGGTCCTTGCAAGCCCTTTCCCGGATTCCAGTGCGGAGCTTCCTTTCCGAACCGTGACCGCCGCCCCCTCCGGGGCGGCGTTTTGCGTGCCCGCGGGCACCGCCTGCGTGATCTGCGGGCCCTGCGCCTGCCTGTTCCCGGAGGGCAGGGGGGAGGCGGTTTCCACCTGTCGCCGCGCCTGGGCCTCCGCCGCCCGGCGTGCCGCGGCGTTGATCCCTCTCGCGGCGCCGATCTGTCCGCCGCCCAGGACGCCGCCCACCACGGCGCCGCCCGCGAACTCCTGTGCGGCGGTGGCGGGGTTGAAGATGGCCCGCTCGTCCGTGGTGGAGAACAGGGGATTGCCCGCCCCGTACATGGGGTTCTGCAGGGCACGCTCGATCACGCCCTGCACCACTTCCTCCTTGCCCTCGTCCACCATGGCCTCCACCCAGGACTTCCAGGCGCTCTGCCCGCCTCTCAGCTGGTCCGGCAGGGTCTGGATGCCGCCTCCGATTTCCACGGCGGCGTTCATCAGGCCGTTTCCAATGGCGTACAGCGCCGCCTTTGCCCGCATGGCGTTCTGGTTCTCCGGCGGCTCGTAGGTTTCGCCGATCAGCGCCGCGGTCATTTCCTTCTGCGCCTCCAGCTCGATCATGTCGTCCAGAGCGTCCTCGTAGCTGCTGCCCACCACCTGGGCAAAGGAGGTCCAGTACTGGGGGTTTTTCGCCATGGAGCGGACGGCCCCCTGTACCGTCGCCGCCACGCCGGGGCTGACGGCCTGCGCCGCTGTACTGGTCAGCCCCGCCGTGGTCTGCGCGGCCGCGCTCCCGCCGCCGGTCAGCAGGGCAAGGACCGCCTGGGGCAGGGCGGCCACTGTGCTGGCGCCCAGGTCCTCAAAGATCTGGGCGGCCTTTCCGCCCCGCGTCGCGTTGGGCGCGTAATGCGCTTCAATGGCCTCCTGCTCCTTCCGGATGTCCGCCGCCCATCTGTTGAGAAGTCCCTTGTCGGAAAAGGTGCCCAGGTCATTTCCGCTCAGCAGTTCAAAGGGCGCAAGCGCGATATCCTCAGCCAGCGCGAAGGTGTCTCCGCCAAACCGCGCCACCTGCTCCAGACCCTTGACCACCGCGCCTTCCACGGACTTTCCGAAAGAATACGCCCCCTCGATCTTCCCGCCGTTTTCCGCCCGCCCAGCCTTCCGGCGGGGGTTCGTGATTCGGTCCAGATCCTCTTCCAGCGCCTTTCTCGCTGTGTACGCGGTCCGGGTCTGCTGGCTGTCCAGGCCGAATTCCCGCCCGATTTCCTCCAGTGCTTCCCGCTCCAGGCCCTCCGCCGTGAGCCTGGGAGCGGCAGCGCGAGTCTGCTCGATGGCGTCCAGGCGGACCAGTGCCTCCCGGATGGCGTCCGCCCGGCTTTCATCGGTCTGCGTCCCTTTTGTGCCGGAGGCAGTGGGCAGGGAAGGGGAGGCCACCCGGCCCTTTGGCTGTGCCCACGACGGCGCGGCTGAGCTTAGCGTGGATGCCCGGTTCCGCACCACCTGTACCTGTTCCTTTGTCGGGTTTGCGGATCCGTAGACCCGCTCCCGCAGCTTTTCAAGATTAGATGGCATATCATCACCCCGCAAGATTCAAAGCCTGGAGGATCGTGTCGATCCCTTCCTCGTTGATGTTTCCGGCCTCCAACTGGTTCAGGAGATAGCCGGTGATCTCCTCTTCTGTGCTGTTTCGTGCCATATTCTGTACATTTCTCAGTACCATCCCGTAAGCGGGGCCGTATGCGCCGGCGCTGGAATTATTCAGGATCGTCTCGTAGTCCGGTAGATTAGATTGGGAGACAGTCACGCCGCCGCTTTCCGCCTCCTCCTGGGCAATTTCCCACTCCGTATAATCATCGTAAAGTCCGGAATTGGATGTGAAGCCGAATTTCTTGTAGTTGTTTGCAATGTAGCTCTTTGGATGTCCGGACTCCATAGCCGCGGCAAATAGTCCGTTATAATCCTGGGCCCCGCCTCCGCCGCTGTTCCTGCCCCCGCCGGAGCTTCCGCTTCTGACCTGCTGGGCAGCCTGCCGCCGGTAGGCTTCCTCCAGGGCCTGGACATACTCGCTCCTGTATCCGGAGGCGCCCACCAGATCCGCGCTGGGGCTTCCGCCGGCGGCCAGAATGGCATCCACCTGGGCCCGGGCCAGGTCCGTTTCCTCCGCCTGCTTTTGCTCGTACAGCCCCACCTTGTCCATCCAGCGGTTGTAATCCACGCTGTCCTGCCCCTGGAGGGAGGCCAGCTGATTCTGCAGAATATCGAAGTCGGAGAGATACTGGTTGAAGGCAAAGTTCCGGTCCGTGTTGAACTGTCCCAGCTGGTCCAGGTACTTGGCATAGTCCAGCTGCTCCTGCGTGTTGACCGCATTCAGATCCTGCAGGCTCATGTTGTACTCGTTCAGGTAGCGGTCGTATGCCTGCTGGTACAGCGTAGGGATGATGTCGTTCAGCTGGGTCGCGTAGTAGTCCCCGGCCTGGGTGGCCGCCGTGAGAGCCGCCGTGGAGGGCCGTCCTCCGCTGGCCGCTGCCGCCTGGCCCAGTGCGTTTGCGGTGGCCCGGTCTCCCTCCCGCAAATAGGACTTCTTGTAGCTGCTCCACTGGGGGTCATCCTCCTTGCTCCAGGAGAAGTCCGGCCGGTTGATGATGGCGTCCAGCAGCGCCTGCTGCTGTTCCGCGTACTGGTTCTCATAGCTGGGGCGCTCCTGGTCAAAGGTGAAGCTCCCGAAGCCGTTGATCTTGTCCAGCACGCTGTCGATCTGGTTCGGGATCTTCCCGTCCGAGATGTAGTCCGCACCGTATTTTCCGCCGGTGTACCCGCCGTAGCTGGACCGGAGCTGGTTGGCCGCCTCGTTGGCCAGCAGCTTTGCCTCCGGCGTGGTCGCCTTGTGGATGTCCTGTTTCAGCCCCAGGATGGAGTATCCGAACTCCGGGTATTTTCTGGCCGTGTCCAGGTCCGCCTGAGAGAACTCCCCCAGCAGGCCGGCGTTGCTGGCCGCTGTCAGAAATCCGTCATAGGTGAAATTCGGCATGATCTTTCCTCCTCACTGTCTTCCCGGTAGAGATTTCAGGCTGCTCCCGTCGTAATACTCCCGTGCCAGAGAATATACCCGGCAGCCGCCGTGCCCTTCCAGTTTGATCCGGTAATGGTCCCCGCGCCGCGGCACGATGGGGAGGGTGTAGCTTCGTTTCACACCGCCCTCCAGCGTCCCGTTTACCGCGATCCATTCGCCCGTCGAATCGAACATGATGAAGAGCTGCACTTCCGCGCCCTCGTCCACCTCCAGCCGCAGCAGGAGCTTGGAGACGCCCTTCTTGTTTGGACTGTCCTCGCACCAGTCGGCAAACTCCGCCATCCAGTCAAAGGCATCCTCCATTGTTGCCTCTTCCGGCGGATTCTGGATGTTCCCGGTGATCCAAATGTTCCCGCCCTCGTCCAGCAGATAGAGATTTCCGGCGCAGCGGGCAAAGTGTGTGGACTGGGTGGCGTCCTCGATGTGCCACGCCCCCCGCTGGGTGTCGTAGACATACAGGAGATAGGCGCCGTCCTTCCCGGCCATGGAGACGTAGTATTTGAGCCCATCGGACCCGCCCACGGCGTCCTCGAACCGCTCCACTCCAAACGCCGCCCCCACCGGCTGGGGGATGCCCCCGGAGTAGGCCATGATCCCCGCCCGGGAGTGGTAGAACAGAATCTCTCCGGCAATCGCCAGGCTCCGGTCGCTGCCGGCCGCCACGCCCAGGGTAGCGCTGCCCATCACTTCAAAATTGGTTGGGATGGAGCCGTACACCTTGTAGATGTGGTCCTCCTTGAAGAAGATGGGATACCCCAGAAAGGAGATACATGCCGTGAAGCTGCCGGCGCTGCCGGTGTCTACGGAATAGCTGTCCGTCGCCAGTCCCTCGTACACATTCCAGTTGAAGATGTCCCCCAGCTTGGAGGCGTAAATGGTGGTCTTGTCGCAGCCCCACAGGCGGTTCTCGTTCTCGCAGACGAACAGCAGGTCCGGCACTGTCCGGGAGACCGAAAGCTCCCCGGTTTCGGTGTAGGGCGTCACACCGTCCTCGCCATCCAGGGTGAAGATGTATTCGTAGAAGTACAGCTTGTCCCCGTCGATCTCCCGGATCACCGGGGTTTTGTTGTTCTCTGTGTGCTTCGTGCATCCCGCGATGGTCACGGCGTCCCCAGCCTTGAAGTAGTCCTCCCAGTTGACGCCCTCCGCCTGGATGCAGTTGGCCTCCGCGTCCTCTTCATACAGTTTCCCGTTGGTGAAGGTGAGGGAGGCACCGGTCCAGGTGGCCTCCAGATTGCCGAACTCGTCCGCCGCCGTGTTGTAGTATGCCTTGTCCGGGAAGATCACGATGTAGGCTCCCAGGGCGGTGAAGGTCTTCCGGCCGGCTGTCACGGTCCCCTTGGCCACGCCATCATAGTAGAACGTGGTCCCGTCCACCCAGCACAGCTTGTCCCAGCAGAACAGACCGCCGGGGTCCTGCAGCGTCTTGTACAGCATCCGCCGCGACCTGGTCGCCAGCAGGGGAGAGTAGTCGCTGCACAGGTTTCGCATATCCCACAGCTCCCCGTCCTTGGCGCCCAGGTTGTGGTTCAGGCCGGCGAACTCGTCCTGTTTGGCGGTCTTGATCCCGTCGGCATAGGATACCTGCGGCAGTCTCACTTTCTGTCACCTCCTCGGAAGTCGATGAATCGGGATAGGACCTCCAGTGATTTTACGGAGATCGTGTCCGGCGCCGGCGCCCGCAGCTTCGTAAAACGGATCTCTGCCGGCGTCTCGGCAAGCTGTCGGTGCTGCTCCTCGTATTCTCCCCGCTCTCCGGGGGCGCGGAAGGTGAATCGCCCCTGGGCCACGCGGATGTTTCCGTCCTCGTCCTTGGCTGCGAACTTCTCCACCAGCTTCCGCTCCTCCGCCGCGAAGGTCTCCGCTTCCGCCGCCGTGGCCTGTTTGACCTTCATCAGGGCCAGAGCCAGGGAGTAGGGGACGGCCTGCCGCCCGACCTCCTCCGCCGCCAGGTTGGCCATGACGGCCTCCATCAGCGTTATTTTCATGTCTTACTCCTTCCCGGCCGACAGGGCCGCCACTTGTTCTTTCAGTTCTGCTATCTCCTCCGCCATCTGCTGGATTTTGGCAATCGCCATAATCTGAATCTCTCCATAGCGCAGGGTATAGAGGCCGTCCGGCCGTTCCTCGCCGGGCGGCTCTGTGCACAGGGCCGCGAAGTCGCTCTCCGGGATACCCTCGTCCGCCAGGGCCTCCTGCACCTCCTGGGCAATCAGGCCCAGGTGGCGGCGCTTGTGCCCCTCATAGACGAAAGTGCAGGGCTTCAGCCGGTCAAAGACGCCCAGGTATTTCTCCACATCGTACTGCTTCTCCGTCTTCAATCGCGCGTCGGATGTTGCGGCCGGCTCCCCGTTGATGAATACCGTGTCCCCGGTGATGGACACCTGCGTACTGGTGCACACCACCGTGGAGACGCCGTCATATCCCATCCGGGCGCCGTTGGTGGTGCAGATCACCACCGCCGCCTCGTTGCTGCTGGCAATGGCGATGCCCGCCGTGGAACTCCCCGAAGCCGTCATGCCGGACATGTATCCGATATAACCGCCCAGGGAGAACCCGCTGGCCGTGCGGTACACGTCCATCTGTCCGCCCAGGTGGATGATGTCCGCGAAGATGGTCCCCGTGGTGATGTTGTCGCCGTTGATGACTGTGGCGCCGGAGGTCTCCAGATCCGCGAACAGGACCATTCCGGTGAACGTCACACGGGCAGAGTCGATCACGGCCCCGTTTGCGGACAGGTAGATGGTGGAGCTGCTCTCCCCATTGCTCACAGAAAGGGAGAAGCTGCCCACCGTCTGCTGCAGGCTGCTGATCTGCCCTGCCTGGTTGGCAACCGTGCTGGAGAGGCCGTCGGCCGTCACCTGCAGGGCCGCGATGTCTCCCTCGGCGTCTGTGATCTGCGCGGCCAGTCCCGTGGCTGTGGCCTGCAGGGTGGTGATGTTCCCCTCCGCGTCCTCCATCCGGGCAGACAGCCCCGCCGCCGTGATGGCAAGCTGGGTAATCCGTTCGTCGCTGTCCTCCAGATGGATGTAGATGGGCTCGGTGATGGCGTTCTCCCAGTCGTCCACCGCCGCCTCGTTCATGTTGGAGAGATCCAGGTTGTGCAGGGTGTACCGCAGCTGCTCCACCAGCATATACATGTAGTTTTGGATTGTGGTGACCTGCTCTTTCAGGTTCTCCTCCCCGGTGAACGTGGGGAAGTTGCTGTCGATGTACAGCCAGTTGGATGGCACGTCGTCTCGCCTCCTGTAAGAAACGGGGCCGGCCGCACCGGCCGGCCCCTCGTCCGTTTATGTTGGATGGAATTTTTTGTGATACCGGTACAGCATGACGGCGAACTGTTTGCGGGTCATGCCCTGATCCAGCATCAGGTCCCCGGCGCTGTTGCCCAGCATAATGCCCTCACTGGTGATCCACTCCACCGCTTTTTCAGCCTCCGTCGGCTCTGCCGGCTCCGGTGCGTCCTCTTCCTCCCAGGCAATACCCAGGTAGTCCAGGATGCCGCGGGCCTCTGCCTCCGCCAATCTTTGCCGGTAGCTGCTGTTCCGCAGGTTTTTCACGTCGCCCTCGTTGGTGTGGAAGCCGTGCTCGATCAGCACCGCCGGCGCCACCGTCCCTTTCAGCACGTAGAGGGACGGGGCTTCCACGATGGGGGTGGACCGCACCGCGATCCCCGCTGCCCTCACCGCCTCCAGGATGCTCTGCGCCGCGGTATATCCGCCGCTGGTCTTGCTGAACACATAGGCGCTCCACCCGGAGGCGGAGGACCAGCCGCTGCCCGCCGCCGCATTGGAGTGCAGGCTCACAAACAGGTCCAGCCCCCGGATGTTGTTGGCGATCTTGCACCGCTGGGCCAGGCTCACCGCCTCGCCGCCGGTGCGGGTCATCGTCACGGCCACACCGTACCGCTCCAGGATGGCCTTGATCCGGTTCCCCATGTCCAGGGCGAACTCGTGCTCATAGTAGGTGCCGTCCGGGCTCTTGTTGGCCAGGTTGCTTGCGTCGTGGCCCGGGTCCAGGCAAACCGTCTTTTTCTCGCTCACAGGTGCTTCCTCCGTTTCTCCGTCGTCCAGGTACAGCAGGATCAGGTTCTGGCTGGGGTCCTTGCCCTGGATCAGGACGTTCTCGCTCTTCACATACAGATTGACCTTGCCTCCGCCGTCCATCATCACGGCGAATTGACAGCCCTGGCCCGCCATGTAGTCCCGCAGTTCCTCCGGCGTCATGGCTCCGCTGGAGCCGTCGGACGCCCCATAGGTGATCCAGGTATCCTTCGTCAGGCCCACGGCCACCCGGCCCCGCCGGCCGCCTACGTCGGCGTTGTAGGTCAGCTTCTGCTGGGGCCGTCCCGCCCGGACCAGCAGGCAGTTTGCCACATAGTTCCGGCAGTCGCTCTCCCCGCCGGGGGGGACCAGGACGGGGAGCATGTCGGCTCCCACGTCCCAGCCCAGGGCCCAGTAGCTGTACTGCTGATCCGCAAACAGGACGGTCCCGCCCGCCTTCACCGGGCACACCGGCGCCCATTCGGCAGGATTGTAAAACGCTCCTGTCATGGCAAGGTCCGGCTTCTCCCGCTCCACGATCTCCGAAAGGGACAGCTTCTCCGTGTTCTGGTAGACCACCGCCCGCAGGATCCTATCAAGCGGCGTCCTCTCAATATGGACCATATCAGCCCTCCACGATCTCCCAGTCTTCCGCCAGAATGTCGCTCTGGCTTGCCAGCCACATCTGAAAACTGCCGTCCACGCACTTCATCTGCAGGTAAGGTCGCACTTTGAACAGACTGCCCTCCGGGATGCCTACAGCCTCCGCTGTGTTCTTGTTGCAGGGGATTCCGTCGGGGTATCCAGTGCGATAGACCACCCACATTCCCTTGCCGTTCCAGCCCCGGCGTGTGATCTTGGCCCCTTTCTTGGCCGCCTCAATGGCCAGGCCGAAGTTCATGCCGTCGATCTCCCGGTACGCTTCCTCGAACACATCCTTGGGGCTCCAGCTCTCGTATCCGTCCGGGTATTTCACCCGGTAGCCCTCCTCAACACTTACATCTTCCGGCAGGATGTCATGCGGGGAGATAATCTCCCCGCCGACACGTAGCGCCGGCTCCGCCTGGATGATCTTGGTCCCGATGTATGTCTTCATCAGTCTTCCTCCGTCAGCACATTGCCCCGCAGGCGATATTTCTTCCCGGCGATGTACACATAGGCGGCCTCCTGTCCCATGTCCACGTCCACAGTGCGGCCATTCACCACATGGACCTTTTCCAGACTACCCACACCGTGGTCCAGAATGCCCCATCCGTTGGCCTCGTCCGGCGTCTCGCCCACATGGGTCTCCGCAAGTTCCTCCTGGGTAATCACATTCCGGTCAGGATCCAGGCGCAGGGGAGAGCCCAATTCCTTCAGGCCATCGTTGGTCTCGTCCTTACCGGCCTCGCCCAGGGTGTACTTCTGCAGCACTTCTTCCACAGTCTTCATGTTCAAAATCTCCTTTTCAAAATTTAATATCAACCGCACAGCGGCTTGATGCCTATTCGTTTTTGGTGTTTTCGTTTTCCTTCGGATCGTCTCCGCCGCCCTCGCCGGCGATGCTCTCCCCGGCGGCGTCGACCGCGTTTTTACCGATCTCCAGGATATTTTTCAGCCAGGAGGGGACAGGCGCCCCAAAGGTGACGGCGTGCTCCGCCAGGGAGCCCAGCTCCCCGATGATGTACCAGACGATCACCAGCGGCCCCAGCAGAACGGAGTATGTAAATGGCAGGGACACCGCCGGGATATGCCCCAGGATGCTTCCGATCAGCCAGTCCGCCACCAGGGCGATGCACACCACCAGGATCATCCCGCCCTTGTGCCAGGCGCCCTCCCGCATCTTGGCGCTGGACCAACGCCCCTCCTTGGCCGCCGCCGCGCTGCCGATCAGCCAGTCCGCCAGCATCAGCAGCACCCAGGCGATCACCAGCCACCCGAACCAGCCCCACAGGGCCGTCATGGTAGCCACCGCCGCCGCGATGGCGGCCTTTACCGTGGTTACAGTCGTTTCATTCATAATTGAGCTCCTTTCGTGTTGAAAATCCTCTCATACGCCGCCCGCGTCGTCTCCGGCAGGATTTCGGCGTAGATCATTGTGGTCTTCGGGTCCTCGTGCCCCAGCAGCTGCTGGAGCACCGGCAGCTGCATCCCACCCTGCAGCGCCTGCGTGGCAAAGGTATGCCGCAGGATGTGGGGGTGGACCCGCCGTTCCAGCCCCGCCCGCTCTCCCAGCGCACGGAGGAGCCGCTGGATGGAGCGTGGGGACAGCGGTGTGCCGCCACCCGTCGAAAAGAGGGGAGTCCCCTGGCCCCGCTCCTGGATGTACGCATCCAGCAGCACAGCCGTTTCCTCCGAAAAGTACACTGTCCGGGTCTTCCGGCCCTTCCCGGTGATCCGGATGCTCCGCCGCCGCCAGTCTACCTGATCCGCCCGGATGCCCGCTGCCTCGCTCAGGCGGCAACCGCTGGTGACCAGAAACGACAGCAGCGCCTGCTCCCGGGCGTCCCCGCAGGCCGCCCGCAGTTGTTCCAGCTCCCCCGCTGTGAGGGGCTTCCGGGTGGCCGCCCGGTCCACCCGCCGCGTCCGGATACGGCACATGGGATTTCTGTGGATCAGCCCCTCTCCAGTGAGCCATGCGAAAAAGCTCCGCAGCGTGTTGGCGTGGGTGACGATGCTCCCATCCTTCAGCCCCCGCTCCGACAGTCCGGCCAGATACCGCCGGACATCGTCGGCTGTGATCTCCTCCGGCGGCCTGTCTACATTCCGCGCAAAAGACCGCAGCACGAGGCCATAGTCTTTCAGGGTTTTCGGGGACAGGCCGTCGATCCGCTTCGCCGCCAGAAATGACTCGATCCGCTCACGGAGCGCCAGGGCGCCGTCTGTCTCCGCCCAGGTAATCCGGTACGCCTCCAGGATCTGTCTGATCTCCGCCTCCATACCGGGGGCCAGTCCTACCAGCCTCCGCTCCAGCTCCATCTTTGCGTCCATACGCAACACCTCCCGCACCAGTATAGCAGGAGGGTGTCTTAGTCTAATAAGGCGCCCGGCGGGTTTGGCTTCGGGGATGCGATACAGGAAATTGTGACCACCAGCGCGGAGGAATCCTATGAGACATACTGCGCCAAGGTAGACGCCGTACTGGACGAGATGCCGGACAAGACGGCAAAACTGGTACGGGCCTATCCGCCTGCGGTGTACGGCAAAGCGGGTACTACGGTATCGCTCTTATACAAGAGCGATGCGAACTACGCGGTCCTATCCAATATCGGCAGTGCAGACACGGATCTGTGCGGATGGCGGATGTTCAAGCAACGGTATCCCTCATCGTCGAGTCCAGCAGTGTGGATGCCGTTTGAGTGGGAGCATCCCCCCATGCAAATCGGCGTCGAGTACCGCACCACTGAGCGGTATAACAGCAAGCCAGTCTACAAGAAAGCCATAAACACCGGAGCCCTCTCTGCGGGAACATCCAAGTCTGTGGCGCATGGAGTACAAAACATTGGGCTACGGTTATCCGCACTGTACGGATTAAACAACGGTGGAGATAATCTGGTTAGCAATCCGGGTATCACTGGTATTTTGGTTGACGGATCAAACATCACCATAACGACAGCGGCGGGATTCAGCACGAGCAATTCCTGGGTTGTTATCGCCTACACCAAAACCACGGATTAAGGGGGACACCATGAAGATCATCAAATATCAGTTGGAAACAGAGATCAACTATGGTACTCCCGAGGAGCCGGACATTGAGACGCTACTTTCTCCTGTTACTGTGACCTATACGGAGGAGGCCTATGCTATCGCCCAGGATGAAGCCTATCAAGGGCAGATTACCGTGGAGGATGATGGAGCCCCCGCGCCGCCTCCCACAGCCCAGGAGCAGCTGCGGGCAGATGTGGATTTCTTGGCGGCCATGCAGGGGGTGGCGTTGTGACAGTGTATGATATGGCGAGGGCCTACTATCCCCGCCTTTGGGATGATGGCCGTCTGAATCAGCTGATAGCCGCCGGGCGGCTGTCTGCCGAGGAAGCCGCACAAATCAGGGCAGATTCGCAAGCTCCGGCATCCGCGGCCAAGTAATCGCGCCTGGAAAATGCTCCTGTTGGGGCACATCCCGCAGGGCCTGCCGGTAGGTTTTGACCGCCTCCAGCGACTGCGCGTCCAATGGAGAATCCGGCAACACCGCCCAGTCTGTGGCCGCCAAAAGCCGGTCACGCCGCGCCCGGATTTCATCCGCGGTTTCCGGCACCTCCTCCACGGTGACCTCACCTTGCCATGCCTCAGACAAGGCCATCTGGTAGTCGGTCTCCGTGGTGTAAGGCATGGAGACATCGGAGAGTACGGTTTCCATCATCGGCTTCTCCGGGGTTCCGTGGTTGGCCTCCGTAGCCAGTTTGTATTTCAGGATCTTCATGGTGTTCACCTCAATCAGTTGTTTTTGTGTAACGCAAAACCAGATATACATAACTGGCGGATACATCCGAATTTGTCGTGATCCGGATATTGGAGGCATTGATCTGAATACTGTCAAGCGCAGGCGTTTCGATCAGATTGGCACCCCCCATCATCCCTGTGTATGAGACAAGCTGGCCGAAACTCTCTATCCCATGAGAAACGTCTTTGTATGTGGCATTTGGTGCCTGACCGAAACTGATTGCTTTTGCATAGACAGGCTTGTTGTTGTAGCTCTCGACTGTCCGGTACTCAACACCCAGTTTCATGGGCGGATTGATCCATTCGAGTGGCCCCCAAACGCCATTCCTGCAGATGCGGCGTGCTTGATTTTGTGCGCCTTGGTTAAGTGACCAATATTCCTGTAGGACATTTTGGGCATCATAATTTGTAACCCGCGCAAATATGTAGCGTGACTCACCGTTTCCGGGTGCCATGTCAGGAGCATTTTGCGGACTACTTGATCCCCACCGATACCAGCCATTTTCCCAGATAGTGTTTAGGTCATCACCAGAGGTAAGTTCTTTGGATTGTCCGCCCAGCCCAAACCCCGCGGGCGCCTTATTAGACAAAGCCGTCGCAACGGTCTCCGCCTCCGGCTCTCCGCTCACCGGGATCTGCGTGGCGTTGTAGTCCCCGGACTGGGGCAACACCACACCGGTCCGGCCATTGAAGGAGGCCACACCGTTTTCTCCCGCCGGACCGGTGGGGCCTGTGGGACCAGCCGCTCCGCTGGGCCCCGTAGGTCCTGTCGGGCCGGTGGGGCCGCCTGCCGGTCCCGTGGGCCCCATTGGCCCCGCGGGACCTGTGGCTCCGGTTTCTCCAATGGGACCTGTCGGCCCCTGTGCTCCCGTGGGTCCGGTGGGACCCGTCTCCCCGGTCTCTCCCTTCAGGGATGCCAGGTATTCCTCCTCCGTTCCCTTGAAGCCGTGCTTCACCGCAAGGCCGTAGGCCGAAAGATAGTAGGGAGGGTTGTTGTACGGCGGTCCGCCGCAGTCACTCCACCTCATGCCGTCTCGCCTCCTCGCCGTAATATCCCTCCGCAGGATCGTATAGCTGGCAGAACCAGCACACAAACGCCGTGTACGCGCTGTTGTAAATGGTCATGGAGTCCGCGTACTTGTTATACTCTCCGTTCTCCGCGTCGATCCTGGCCTGCAGATACAGCGGATACAGATCGTCGTAGGGAGGATCCACCAACAGCTCCCGGTCCATATCCGCCGGATATTGCAAGTCCAGCTCCCGGATCTGCGCCGGCGCCATCAAAAAGACCTCCGCCTGCAGGCGTCCTTCCAGACGGCGCAGCCACTGGAACTTTGTCTCCTCGCTGAAAGCGTTGGGTTTCACGGCATCCGCCGCCGCGATGGCATCCTTGACCTTCATTCGTATCCGCCTCCCTTCGTCCTCGCAAACTCCGCTCTGCTCACTTTGCGTCCGGCAAATCTCGCAACGCTCCGTTGCTCGTCCTCTCCCCACAGGAACCGCTCCGCTGGGTTCCTGCGGGGTCCCCCGTGTAGAATCTCATGTTCTTCAGCAGCCGCGGGTTGTCCGGTTCCTCCAGCAGCGCCTGCTCTCCGTATTCTCTTGCCGCCCGCAGATCCCCGATCCGGTAGCAGGCATACGCCATGGCGTCCCAGGGATAGGCGCCCCAGGCCCTGTCCTCGTTGATATAGAAGCCGGACCGTTCGGTGATGTCCACGGCCCGCCGGCCGTAGTAGACCACGCCCTCCCAGTCCTCCGCCGCGTAGGCAGCCTCCTGCGCCTGTACCCAGGGCTCCCGCAGCTCCGGTGCTTCTGCGATGGCCCGCAGCGCCCACACCATGCCCTGCCGCCTGTCGCCCATAGACAGATAGCACCGGGAGAGAAAGCGCATGGAGGCGCACCGCTCCGGCTGCCACACGGCTCCGGGCATTTCCAGGTGGCGCTTCAGCACCGGGATGGCCTCCGCGTACAGTCCGTGGAACATATACTCCCGCCCCAGGTAGTGGGCGTTCCGGTCATCCTCCGGGTCCTCCCGGACGGAGAGCTCCAGCAGCGGCAGATACTCCGCCCGGCTTTTCTTCGGGTCCGGATAGTGCTCCAGCACGATCTCCGGACATACCGCTGTCTTCCAGGTGCGCTGCCCGTCTGTCCTCCGCAGCGCTTCATGTACCGGATGATGCCAGCGGAACACGCCGGGGGCGTGGATTTTCTCCTGCAGGAACGTAGTGCCCGGCGTTCCGCGGGGGCCGAAGCTCCAGATATAGGTGTACCGGAGCTGTTCTGTTCCCGGCTCCCAGGCATTCTCCAGCAGCTTCCGCCAGCCGGGCCGGAACACCTCGTCCAGGTCCGTGCACACGCAGACGTCCGTGCTCGGCGGGATCAGATCCATGGAGCGGTTGCGGGCCGCGTCGAATCTCCAGGGTTCAATGATTTCCCGACATACGATTGCGCCCCGGTCCGCCAGCTTTTCCACGGTCCGGTCCGTGCTCCCGGTGTCCAGGACGCACACCCAGTCCGCCTCCGACATGGACGTCATCCAGCGGTCCACGAAATGCTCTTCGTTTTTCGCAATGGCGTACACGCATATTCTCATGGCTGCCTCCTTGTGGAAAAGCGGGCGAAGGCGTGCCTCCGCCCGCTTCGGGTGTTGCTTACTCCGGCAGGTCCTCGCCGGTGGAGATGCCGCCGATGGCGGCGAACCGCCAGTCGTTGAACGTGGCGTTCCAGCGGGAACGGCCCCGCCACACGTTGGCGTCGGTGTTCTCGTCGATGGTGCTCCGCACCGCCAGCGGAATCCGGTCGTTCCACACAGCGCCGCCGTACTGCTCGTTGTACTTGCTGTCCAGCAGGATCCAGGGCGCGGTGCCGGCCGTGATGAACTTGTTCAGATAGGGCCAGCAGATCACGGTCCAGCGGCCGAACTGATAGTTGAAGGCGTTGTTGCTGGTGGCCGGGTCCTTGTCGGCGCCGATGGCCGCGAACACGTCCTTCTTCAGGCTGGCCAGGTCGGGGATCAGAATGGTGTCCGGGGACACGTCCAGAATCTCTTCCGTGTCGCCGCAGAAAATCTGCATGGCCGTCTCCATCTGGCCCAGGGCATCCACGGAGAAGGCGTCCTTGAACAGGTTGCACTGGGCGGGACCGGACACCTTGGCGGGGTGCGCCGCGGAGAACAGCGGCTGGCCGTCCGCCGTGGTGATGTCAAAGGTCTTGCCCTTGAACTGCGCCGTAGTGGCCGCCTTGATGGCGCCGCCGTACAGGGCCGCGCCGAACAGCTCCCGGGTCCGGTGATAGCTGGTCATAAAGGCCCCCGGCTGCTTGCGCAGGTCCATCAGCTTGGAGTCCTCGATCATCTCCTTGGAGATGGAGAAGGAATCCTTCCAGGTCTCATACACCAGCAGCTTCTGATAGCCCTCCTGCATGGAGTCCTCGGGATAGGCGCCGTTCTCACCCACGGGCTCAAAGCCCGCCATGGCGGTCATGCTGGTCAGCAGGTCGCCGTAGTTCTCGGATGTACCCATCAGGAACAGCCGCTCCACGACGCTCTCCTGCTCGAAGGCCTCGCCCCGCTTCTCCAGAAACATCCGGATGGGGGCCTGGCACTTGCCGTACACGCTGTCATTCAGGCCGGACCCCTCGGAAAATGTAAGTCTAATAGGCATTGTCTTGCTTCTCCTTTCTCGGCAGGTCGGTGATTAGCCACCGCCGCCCGCCGCGGGCTTCGGGTCCACGAACCGTCCCCGCACGATGGCGTTCGCGTCGGTGCCGTCCAGGCTGACCACCTCAAAGGTGCCGTCCCCGGCGCCCACCTGCGTGCCGCCGCTCTTGACCACCAGCCGACTGCCCGCCACGGTGCCCGCGGCCGCCGCCTGCAGGGTGGTCTCATAGATCACGTCCCGGCTCGTCCGGGACACGGGGATGGGGGTCCCCGCGGTCTCCACCTTTACCTCCGCGTTGCAGATGTAGGGGGGAGTGGTATCCAGGTCCGCCGCCACGGCCTCCAGATGGCCGGTGGTGGCGTCCAGGTTCAGGGCCTGCCCCACGTGGTAGGTGCCGGCCTCCGCCGGCAGATACTCCCAGGGGGGCACAGCCCCGTTGTCGCTTTTCCAGGGCTGAAACATGGTTTCCTCCTTTTCACGCTGCCCCGGTCTCCCGGGGCGCCGCTCATTTCTTGTGCTTGTTGTACCAGGCGGTGATCTCCGCCTCTGTGGCCGTCGGATTGAAGAGCTTGAATGCCCGCATCTCGTCCGGCGGCACCGTGGCCGCCCCGGTCCCCTGGGGGGTCCCGGTGCCGGTCAGGTGGTCCTTGCCTCTGGCGTTGTTCATGGCCTGCTGCCGGGCCGCTTCCGCCCGGGCCGCCTGCAGCCGGTCAAAGTTGGCCAGCCGGTAGGCGTCCAGGAAGCTGTTGCCCTTGCGCACCAGGTCGTAGAACGCCTTGGCGTCGGGCATGGACAGCAGGTCCTCCACCGTGTTGATGGCGGGGTCCAGCTTGTGGATTTCCGCGAGCTCCGCGTCCACCCGGGCCTTGGCCTCAGCCTGTCTGCGCTGCTCGTCCTCCGCCGCCCGCTGCTCCTGCTGTTTTTTCAGCGCCTGAATCGCCGGCGTCTGTTCCACCGCGGACCGCAGGGCCTCCGGTGTCAGCTTCCCGGCCTTCAGGTCCTTCTGCAGTCTGGCGGCTTCATAGTCCGCCTGCCAGGTGTCAAACTCCTCCAGGGTGGTGATGGGCTTGCCCGTGACGGTGTTTTTCATCCCCGCCCTGGCAAAGAAGGCCTCCATCTGCCCTTTGGTTCTGGCCCTCTCGTCCTCCACCGCCTTTTTCACGGCGGCGTCAATGGCGGCCTGCTGCTCTTCCCGCCGCCGGCGGGCGGCATTCTCCGCTCGCTGTTCCTTGGTCTGCTGGGCGGACTCTCCTTCCGGCCCGCCCTCTGCCAGGGATGCTCCGGAAACGTCCCCGGCACCGCCGGCGCCGCCCTGGGCCCCACCGTCTCCCTGATCCCGGGAGGGGTCCTGCTCCTGGTTCTGCGCCGGCTCTTGGGCTTCGCCCGTTCCGGGCTCCGTGCCCTGTGCCTGTCCTTCCTGCGCTCCCGGTTCGGCGGCTCCCGGTTCGTTCTCGCCTGCGGGCTGCTCCAGCCCGAACGCAGCGTACAGATCACTCTCTTCAAATCCGGCCATAATGCCTCCATTCCGGCCTCTGGCCGGCTGCCATTTTCCCGCTGTTGGCGTGCGTAATGGTGGACCGCTCCCGGCCCCCGATCATTCGATCTCCGTTACTTCTTGCCGCTCCGGAGGTCGTTGCCCGTGCGGACCGTGCCCTTCTTGGCCACGGTGGTCTGGATGGGGGCCTGTACCACCTGGGTACCGGAGTTCTTGATCCGGCCCACGTAGCCGAAGCCGCCGCGCTTGCCGCCGTCCTTCATAGGTGCCGCCTCCTTTCCTCGTCATCGCCCGACGTTATTTGCCATTTTCCCGCGTTGACTTGCGTATCTCAAACGCCCGTCGGCGCTTGATTGCTTTGGTTGGCCGCAACGGCTCCGAGCTGCTGTCCACGCTGCTGGTTTTGCATGGCAAGTAGTTGGAGCTGAATCTGCATCTGCTGGGCCTGGGCCGCCTGCTGCTGTTCACGCCGCAGGCGCTCTTCCAGGTATTTCTTGGTAGACCCGGCCCCGGGGTAATGCAGCTCTTCCATCTTGCTCCAAAACAGGATCAGCGTCTCTGTGCTGCTGGGATCACCGAACGCCCCTGTTTGCAGGTTCATTCTGGTCTCCTGCCACATGGCCTCCCGGTTGGAAGCCAGCGGGGCAGAGGTGTCGCAGCTGAACAAGAACTGGTCGTCCCAGTAGAACTGCCCGTCCTCGTCCTGTTTCAGGAAGTCGTACCGGCTGATCTCTTCATAGACCGTGTTTCCCTCGTTGTCCTTGTAGCTGATGGGCCGCGGCTCATCCGAGTACGCCAGCCAGAATTTGAACATCAGCTCGAACAGTTGGGCATAGGCCGCCTGCTTCATGGTCCGCTTGCTCTCCAGGCGTCCCGCCGCCTGGGCGGCAGAAAACTCCTTGGCCTTTCCGCTGGTGGCCGTGGGGTCCGTCCGGCCCTGGAAGGAATCCGTGATGCCCAAAATCTGCCGGCCTTCTTCATAAACCGATGCCAGATATGTCAGCTCATACTGCAGGTCCCCGGAAAACTGGTACACGTCGATCATGGCCTTGTCCGCCGGGCTATCCAGGAACCAGCGTTCTCCGTCCACCGGGTCCGTCCGCAGCGTCGCTTTGGCCGGCAGCGTGATCCGGGTCCCTGCTTTCACCAGACGGTCAATGATCTTCTTTTCCATGCGGTTGGTGGTGTTCTGCTGATCCTCGATCACGTCCACGTCGCTGTTTCCCAGCAGCTGGCCATAGACGCTCACGCTTTTCTGCAGCACCACCGGGAACACGTCCGGCCGGTAGAAGGGGATTCTGGTGGGCCGCATAACCGAGCGGCCGTTCTCGCCGATCTCCGGATGCTGGCCCGGGATCACCAGGCCGGAGCTAGTGGTGATGGGCAGGATCACCTCCTCGTAGTCCTGCTCCTTTGTGGAAAACTTCGTGCTCCCACACCACGGGCATGGCCCGCCGTCGTACCGTTCCTGAGTCTCGTCCATGCCTGCAGCAGCGTCCTCCGCCGCCATGGCGTCCAGGCCGCCCTCCAATCCGCCGGCCACATCCTGCGCCAGCTGCCTGGCCAGGGTGCGCCCCGCGATCTGGCGCCGTTGCTCCGCCGCCATGGCATCCTGCTCCGCTGTCTCCGCCACGGCCTGCCGGTTCTGGATGATCTGCCCCGGCAGGGGGCGCACCCGGCCGCAGTGCGCGCAGACCGGCACCCGCCGCGCCTGGTAGTTCTCCAGGTCCTCCAGTTCGATGTCGTTGACCCACACATAGCGGTCAATCCCGCCCCGGTCGTTTTTGGCGTAGCCGATGTACATGGTCACGGCGTCCTCCGCCGTGTCCTCGTCGCCGGTGCCCCGTACCTGGGGCTCCTGCTCTCCCTCGTTTTCCACATTCACGCCATACCGGCGCCGGATGCTCTCCTTCGTGGTGGGCTGCCGGACGATGAACCAGTCCATGTCCTGGATGCCGGTGTAGATGCCCGGCTGCGGGGCAAACTGCTTCGGATGCAGCATCGCCACTTCCTCTTCGCCTACCGTGTCGTGGGTCCGCTTCCGGTTGTCCCAGGCCACCAGGAAGCCTACGCCGCCCTGGATGGGGACCGTCCGCTCCGCCTGGTCGTTGATGGTCTCGAAGGGCAGGCGGTCCAGTTCACAGCGCAGGAAGTGCTCGATCTTGTCGGCCAGCCCCTCGTCCTCCTTCCGCCGCGGCGTCACCTTGGGGGAGGGGATGGCCGAGGACACCTGGCTCTCGATGTTCTCGAAGACAATGTTCCGCACGTGCGGCGTTTTTTCCGGGTCCCCGTTTCTCTTCTCGTCACCTTTCACCAGCGGCCGCAGCTTCCGGTCTCCGTTGTACAGGTGCTCCCGGCGGTCCATGCGCTCCATCTCGGGCTTCCAGGCCACGTCACTGTCCGCCAGCCGCTGCTGCCAAATATCCAGTTTTGCCGGCCTGACTGCGGCCGTCTTCTTTTTTGGCATTCGTCCTCACATCCTCCGCATCTCTCACCCCGCCGCAGGCGGCAGGGCTCTTTCGTTCCGGTGCGCCCCAAGGGCACTTCCGCGCCCCTTCGGGGCTTGGGCGCTCGTCCTCTCCCCACTGCGCGGGGCGCAGCGGGGCCCCGTTATGCTCCTATCTTCTCGGCGTCCCCCACATCCGCAGCAGGAGCTCCCGCCCCTGGGGGTCCGCCCGGTTGTAGTCGTCCCACATATCCTGCGTCCACACGGCAGTCTCCGCCGCCGCGGTCCGCTCCACGCTGGTCCTCTGCTGCACCCTGATCTTGTGGGCGATGGCCAGCGCCATCACCAGATCGTCGTGAGCGCCCTCTTCCGCCTGTGGTTTCCAGTTTTCGTCATAAATGAACGTCAGCATCTCGCCCAACGTCTCGTAGTCATTGATGGTCTCCAGGTGCTCCCTGGCCGCGTCTTTCAGCCCATCCACAATCACCGGCCTGGTGACGGTCGTGGTCTCAAAGCCAAAGGCCGGCACCATCTTTCCGGTGTAGTTGTCCAGGCGCTCCCGCACGTACAGGTTCGGGTACCCCAAATCCTCCAGTTTCATCTCCGGGTACGTGGAGTAGTTGGTCTCCACGCCGATCAGGGCGGTGTTGTAGTACATCCCCAGGCAGTACATCTGCTCGGCGTACATCCGCTCCCCAAACTGGTGGTGGAGCACCGCCACCTGCTCTCCCGTCCGGTTGTCAAGCACCTGGCCCACAAACCAGTCGCTTCCGGTGCCGGCGGTGTCCCCGCCGATCACATAGGGCACGCCGTTCTCCGGCTTTTTCAGGATGCGGACAGCGCCTCTTGGGTCCCGTACCCATTCCCAGCCGGCGATCTTTCCCGCTGCGTCTTTCCTGGCGCGGAACTCGCCCCGTTCCCAGGGGAGCTCCCGCACCTGCTCCCGCCGCAGCACGATTTCCGCCTTGTCGAAGACGCAGCGGCCGGTGGAAATGAACGCCTCGTCCGGTGTGGACGGGTACTCCTGATGAAACAGATCCAGGTCCCCGCCGCAGTTGGCGGCGATGCACCACCGCCGCCAGGCCAGCTGCTCGTCGTCCAGGTGGAAGGTTTCAGCCAGTTCCTGTTCCTCCGGCGTCCGTTCAAATCCCGGGGGAGGGGTCCGGCGGTATTCCTCCATCTCGAACCAGGCGAAGAAAATGGGCAGGTATCCGTCCTCACCCCGCCGCTGTGCCTCCACCGCCGCGTCCCACCGATTTTTGAACTCGTCGTATCCGTTGGCGGTGGATTCGATGATAATCATGGTCCCCGGCTTGTCCGGCACCGCCTGCGACAGGCCTGCCAGCGTCTCCCGCTTGTCTCCCGGCCAGAAGGCGAACTCGGACAGGTGGAGGCACCGGAGCGTGGCAGATCGGCCGACACCGCTACCGCCTGCCGTGGCGCACTTGATGGAGCTCCCCAGGCCCGACCGGCGACCCTTGTAGTGGGCCGGCTTATCAAAGACCAGCTCGTGGGCGTTGCTTGCCTTCCGCATGGGTTTCATCGGCTCCGGCAGGTTCTCGTAGTAACGCAGGGACATCCGGAACAGGTTGGCCGTGGCTTCATCTTTGTGTGCAACGATCATGCAGTCGGTGTAGAACCGGGTGGCCGTAATAGCGAAGATGATGGCCTCCGTCAGAGTGGAAAACCCCATCTGCCGGGCTTTGAGGACGATGATCCGCACTGGCTTTCCGGCGTCCCACTGGGATTTGACCGCCTGGTACATCCGATCCTGCGGCTGATTGAGCCGCAGCGGCATCAGGGTTCCGTCCTTCGTGCGGATTTTCAGGAACGTCTCGATGTACTCCCGCACGTTCAGGATGTTCATAAACTGCCACCCCCGCCGGCCTCTTCCAGCTTCTGCAGGTATTCCTCGATCCCCTTGCTGGAGAAGTCCAGGTCGTGCCGCTCCCGGTACCCGTAGTTGTTCTCCAGGTTGAAGACAATTCCCTTGATGTCTTTGCCGGGCCGCGTCAGCAGCTCCCGCTCGTTCCACGCCTTCATCCGCTCGTAGACCTGCTGGGTGATCTCCGAAAACTCCGGGTTTTTATCCGGGTCCCGGTAGTTGGCCCAGGTGCTCCGGTCGATCTCCAGGAACTCACACAGCGCCGCGATCTCCGGCGGCACGATGTACTCTGTGACCCAGACTTCCTCTTCCAGAGAGTTCTTCACCGGCACCTGTTCAAAAATCATGTGCCCTTTATCGTCGTACCGGCCGGTGGGCACCGGCTCTGTGATGCGCACCTTCCGGGTGATGGAAGCAAAATACCGCTCTACATCCCTTTTAAGCGTCCGCGGCGTGTACTTCCTGGGCCTTCCTCGTCCTGCCACATTGGCCGCCCCCTTTCGGCCCTGGTCTCTAGTACCAGTATAACAGGGTGACCATGCGTCGAACCGTCAACTTTTTGGGCACGAAAAAACGCCTGTATCCCTTGTCCTGCAAAGGATACAGGTGCATTGTCCCCTCGCGCGCGCAGGTGCGCGCGTGTACGCGCGTGCGAGAGCATACCCGCCCCCGTGCGCGCGTCGTCGTGTCGAAAAAACTGCGCAGCCGTCGGCGGCTTTGCCGCCTTACGGATGCGGCGTGCCCCTTGCGGGTATTCCACGGCTTTCAGGTCCGAGGAAAATTCCCAGGCCTCCGCCGCCTATTCCGTTTTTCCCGTCCTTCCAGGCGGCCGCTTCCGCCGGTTCTCCGGCAGGATGTACCGGATGTACTGGGACAGGCCGGGGTGGTACGCCTCCCGAAACAGTAGCACGCCGCCCTTCGGCACGCGCACCTCCGCCTCGCTCATGGCGATCCGGTCCTTCGGCTCCACCCGGAGCAGATTCCTGCTGGAGATGTACTTCTTGTGATCCGGCACCCGCCGCACCTGCCGGATCAGGTAGGAGGCCAGGGGCGTGTAGTCCATCTGCGGGGAGAGCGGCTTCCAGTCCACGCCGCCCAGGCCCGCCCACTTTTCCACGAACACGTCCCGCACCGCCCGGTCTACTACCAAGTGATGATGCACCCGTACCGTCTCCCCGGTGTCTCCGTCCATGTCGGAGGTGACGGCCACGTACCGCAGCGGGAGCCCCAGCTTGTCCAGCTCCCGCTTCACCCGCCGGATCATCAGCTGCAGCTCGTGCTCTGCCGCCGCCCGCATAGTGTCCAGCCGCTCTTCCTCGGTCTCCATGGGCAGGCCCTGCCGGAGAGCCCAGGCCTCCAGCCGCGCCAGTCCATCGTCCGAATAGTCCAGGCCCACCAGCAGGTCGCCCTCTGTGAAGTTCGCGTTGAGCAGGCGGGCCAGCGCCTTCTCCGCGCTGTACTCGTTCTGTGCCTGTTTCCGGGCGGCGTCCCGCAGGCGGCGCTGTGATCTCGTGGGGCGGGCACCGGGGACGAAAAATTTTGTTTTTTCTCCCACGTTGCCTGCCTCATACGTCCGGACGATCCAGTAACCTTCCAAGGAGATGCCTCCCTCCGCTTTATTATGGTTTATTGTCGAAAACTTAGGCCCTTACCAAGCCCACATTCGCGCGTGCGCGCGAATGTTAATATGTATATGATCCGGAAAGCCTTTTCGTCTGATCGTCTACGCAGGGCCCCTCGTTGGTGCCGTCCCCAGCATTGACGGCGGCACATTTTGGCTCCCCTCCACTTCGGAGGACCTCAGTGCTCGTGTACTGGCGGCCAGGGCGTTGGTGGCTTTTTGATGTGACTTAAACCGGAATCTCGTTTTGCAGGCCCCGCCCGGCTCATGCGCCCGCGGCAGGACATATACCCGGCTTACCGGGTATCTTTCGGGTTTTGTACAGGCTGTCCGCTGGCCCGAAGCCCAGTTCAGGAGTCATGGGCTCATTCTCCGGCGCTTTGATCTGCGGCAGACGTAAGCGTTCCCGAAGCCCTGCCGCGCCCCGCCGCTGCAGCGGGCGGGTTGCTTGCCGCATGGAGGGCGCGACCCTCCGGCCCTGATATGTGGGCTGATGCGCTCGTGCGGCATATCGTCCTCACAAACTTCGCTCCGCTCGGTCCCGCCGAATGGCGAGACCTCGCACCGCTCCGTTGCGCCCCAAGGGCACTTCCGCGCCCCTTCGGGGCTTGGGCGCTCGTCCTC